CATACAACAAAGACGGTATACTTGTAACGTTTCCAAATAAACAATATAGAGATAGAGCTGTAAACAAAGGAACTCACTTTGCTGAAAATCCTAAAAAGGCACAAACTAATATTTTTACTGCAGATGGTGAACCAGAAGGTGGTGAACAAACATCTTCTGAAAAATCTAAAAGTCAACCCGCGACATTAGATCAAACATTAGAAAAAGATATTGAGGGTAATAAAAATACAGACGAAAGAACGCCACGGGAAAAGAAACAAGATGCTTATGGAGTAGAGGCTATATTGATGGGACAAACTCCATTGGTAAACTATAGTGTTGATGAAGCCAAGAAATTTGGGTTTTATAAAAAAGGTTTTAATTGGTATGATACTGAGGGTAGTTTAATCGGTGAACAAATATACGATGATAGTCAATCTAAACATATAATAGTAGCAGACGCTATATCGCCATCATCATACATAAAGAAAGCTGAAAAAATAATAAATATCATCAACCCAGATCTTCTTAATAAGTTAGAATTCTTAAAAAATGCAGAAAAAACAGATAGAACAAAAATATTTGAAACAATTCCTATACTGACTGCGTTTGGTATTACTGACTATAAAACATTAAAAACAAGCGGTGATTATGTAGATTTTGCAATCGGATTTCTTAAAGAATGGGGTAACCTAAGAACTAGATTGGAATCTATCTCGGATACAAACGCTCGTGAGGAAAATTTAAAGATTTACAATTTGGTTGATGGAGATTTAAAAAATATAGGCGGATCATCAGGAGTAACTTTAGCGCAATTAGGTACACCATCAAATTTTATTCATGCGTCTATAAAAGATTTTTACATCGCCGCGGATATTTACAATTCGAAATTTGTTAAAGGAAAAGAAACAAAAGAGAACACAGCGGATATTGTCTTAATCTATGGTGGAACTAAAGAAGATGTGTTTAACGCTTTAAAGACAGGAAATATAGAAAGTCAAGACGTAGATTCCATGGCAAAGATAAAAGGTGAAGATATTAAATTTGCATTAATAAGTCTTAAAGCTGGATCTGCTAGATTAGGACACGTATTAACGCAGTTGGCACAATACGTTGGTCAAACAATATCAGCTTCTCCAGCAGAAAAATCATCTTCCAAGAAAGTCAAAAAAGAAGAACTTAATGAGGGATTTTTAGATACTATATCCAACAGCATCAAAAACGCAATTGATAAAATTAAAACTATACCTGAAATTGCAAAAAATTATTTTTCATCGTTTATTAATGCAATAAATCCGTTTACTACAAAGATAACAAATTTCTTTTTTAAAGAACTTAACGCGGATGTTAATCAATTACAATCGACGGAACTTAAAAATTTAGAAAGAATAGAAAATGATCTTGAAAGAGAACTTGGTACGATTGACGAAGGTTCTAGTAAATGTGACAAACAACACGCATCGTACACAAGTACGGTTGATAAAAATTTAACTTTATTTAAGAACGTTTTGAAATCAAATACGGAAGATATATCATTGATTAATAAAATCACAGAACTATCAAATAATGATTCATTAATACAATTCTTTCCTATCAATATAGAAAAGGTCGAGTTGGACAGTATTAAGAAATTGAAAGAAAATTTAGTATTCACTATTAATCAAATCCAAGCAGACTTTGATATTAACGATTGTTTGGAAAGAGATACTTTAAGACCTATATTTAAATATAGAGCAAACATTTTAGCTTTGAAATATTTAGATTTAATACTAAACAACGTATTGAAAGATGTCAATACATCAGATCCAAATAAAATCCGTGAAGAGTTTATTAAACTATCTAGTCTACTTTCATCCGAAGCTGTATTTGGTACTAATGTAAGTTTACCTTTGATCAAATTTACGGGAGAAAAAATAGAGAAGTTAAAGTATAAAAGCAATTTCAACTTAGAAATTCCTAAAAAATATAATGATATCAAATTAGGTAAGATTAAGATCAATGTTGTACCGGATGAAGGATATCTAAGTGTTAATCTTTATTTGTTTATTGGCATTACAATGAAAGACGACATTGCCACACCAACATATGCTAATTATGCAATGGATAGTAGTAGCGGAAGTAAATTTACATTCAAAGTAGAAGGTCAGAAAGTCGTTGACAAAATATGATAACTCAAAAACAATTGCTCTGTACATTTTCTAATAGTAGTCAATATACAGACGCATTAAAAGAAATACCAAAGCAATATACTCTTATAGATAATAAGATCTTTATATTTGCTAACGAAAATAATCTTCGGGAATTATATCTAACATTCAACGTTGAAAAACGTGAACAAATTAATAGATACAAAGGCACCATTAGTATACATCGTAAGAAGCAAACAAATACACTATATACGCTCAACGCAATGAATAAGTTGATTGCTGATGAAAACAATGGTGTATTTGATAAGAGCTTTCAATTAAATTGGGATTTATATAAAAACAGTATTATTTTAACCAATGAAATTGGGGTAAAAATAGTTTCATTAAAATTGTTTTCTATCTCTGAAATTTAATATGTATTTTCGACTTGATTTTGGTCTGCACCTAGTGTAGACTTAGTTTCGAGTTGGTTATACAATCTGGTTTGAGTGAACCAGACGAATTAATTAACTAATTAAACATTAAACATTAAATAATTATGGCATTAGACCTAAGTCGGCTAAAGAGCCGTTTGAGCTCTCTCTCAAACACAAATCAGAAATCAAACTTGATTTGGAAACCAAAGCCTGGTAAACAGGTAGTTCGTATTGTTCCGTACAAGTATGTACCTGATAATCCATTCATTGAACTAAAGTTTCATTACAACATCAACAACAAGACATATCTATCTCCTGATAGTTTCGGTCGTCCAGATCCAATCGTTGAATTTGCTAATCGTCTGAAAAAGACTGGTTCAAAAGAAGATTGGCAGATGGGTCGTAAGATGGAACCCAAGATGCGTACTTTCGTACCAGCTATTATTCGTGGCGAAGAAGGAGAAGGCGTAAAGTTCTGGGGATTCGGTAAACAAGTTTATCAAGAACTTCTATCAATCATCAGTGATCCTGATTTCGGTGATATTAGCGATCTAACCAATGGTCGTGATATCGTTGTAGAATTCAAGACAGCTGAAGGTGGAGCTAGTTTCCCAGAAACAAGCATTCGTGTTAAGCCAAATGTAAGTCTCGCCGTAGATCCTAAAAATGCACAGTTGATGGAAGCGTTGAAGTCGCAAGTTAATATTTTGGATCTATTTGAAGAACTATCCTATAACGATCTAAAAGATGTTATGGATAAATGGTTAAATCCAGAAGCTGCTGCTTCTGAGATCGTAACAGAACCAACCGCAAGTGGAGATGACGATGAAGCTCCATTCCCCACAAGCCCCGTGGTCACATCCCAAGCAAAAGCCGTTCAATCACCAAGTACAGCTAAAGCTAAGGGTAAAGATAGTGTAGATCAAGCATTTGATGACTTGTTTAACTCTTAAAAATTAAAAATTAAAAAATAAGCCGGTGGAGTTTTTATAGTCCACCGGCTTTCTATTTATATACGTTATGGCAAAAAAAAGTGTTAGTAAAGATACGGGTCAACGTGACGAACTAATCGAAATGTTGGCAAATGAATTAAATAAAGCAAATAAAGACGGTGGAAAGATTGCTCATTTTCTAGATGAACAAGACAATCCATCAGAAATCACGGATTGGATTAGCACTGGTTCTTCTATTTTAGATTTGGCAATTAGTAATCGTCCACACGGCGGGTTGCCAGTTGGAAAAATGGTAGAATTTAATGGACTTGAAGGTACTGGTAAAAGTTTGTTATCCGCTCACGTTGTTGCAGATACCCAAAAGAAAGGTGGTGTTGCTGTTGTAATTGATACAGAAAACTCGGCCGCACCGGAATTCTGGAAAAGTCTCGGTGTAGATCTATCAAAACTTCTATATGTTCAATGTGAAACTGTTGAGGATATCTTTGAACAGATGGAACGAATGATTGCTATTGTTCGTAAAAGTGACAAGAATCGAATTCTAACAATTATTGTTGATTCCGTAGCAGCGGCATCTACAAAGGTAGAACTTGAAAGCGATCACGGTAAAGATGGTTACGCTACTGGTAAGTCAATTATTATCAGCAAAGCAATGCGTAAGATTACTACTATGATTGGTCGGCAGAAAGTACTTACAGTGTTTACTAATCAGCTACGCCAGAATCTAAAGGCTATGGCGTTTGGAGATCAGTATGTGGTATCAGGTGGTAAAGCACTTGCTTATCACTGTAGTGTTCGTGTTCGTTTAAATAATACAGGTAAACTCAAGAGGGGTGATGAAGTTATTGGTAACGAATGTAAAGCGGTTGTTGTGAAGAATCGTATGGGTCCGCCACAACGTCAAGCAAGTTTTGATATCTATTTTGATAGCGGAATTGCTGACTATGGTAGTTGGATTAAAGTTCTAAAAGATCAAAGTCTGATTAAACAAGGTGGTGCTTATTACACATACAAGAAGAATGATGGATCCGAATGGAAGTTTCAATCCAAAGACTTTGTGACCGTGATGAAAACAGACAAGGAACTGAGTGAAGAAATTTACTTGAAGATTTGTGATGTTGTAATTATGAAGTACAAAGACTTTAATAGTCAGATCATTGACGATGCTGTCGTAGAGTCAGAAGAAGAAACTACCACGACTGAAGAATAATAACGTGTTGATAGATTGTTTTCCACATAGTCGTCTATATTAGATTATGTGGAAAACTTTCATTTGAAATCGATGTGTATAATATAAACCTTTATTAAATGAGCAATTTTGACAACAAAGAAATGAAGAAGTTATTCTCTTTATTTCAAAACATAGAAAGCGATTCCGTCACAGAAGGACTTAAAAAATCACTTAATAGTGATGTCCTTTTGGTTGACGGATTGTAGTGAATACTTACATTAGAAGTTTTATGGCCATTCCGTCACTTAATGAGGATGGATTGCACACAGGTGGTATTGCGGGTTTCTTAAAAAGCATTGGATATGCAATTAAATTGCTTTCTCCTACCCGAGTTATTATTGTATTTGATGGTAAGGGAGGAAGTCAGAAACGTAGAAAGATTTATCCAGCTTACAAAAATGGTAGAAAGACAGATATCAGACTCAATCGTAATTATGAAGAACTGTCTTCATCTGAGATAGAATCTGTAAACTTTAAAAAAGAATTGATTCGTACTGTAAATTATTTAGATACTTTGCCTGTTACTATAATGGCAATTGATCAAATAGAAGCAGACGATACAATTGCTTATTTAGCTACAGAAACTTTTAAGGACAGCAATATAACAATTATGTCTACTGATAAAGACTTTTTACAATTGGCAAATGACAAAGTCAAAATTTGGAGTCCTGTCAAAAAGAGAATATTTGGTTGTAAAGAAATATTAGATGAATATGGAGTTACATGTAGTAACTATATTTTATATAGAGTTATGGAAGGTGATGTCAGTGATAATATTCCAGGACTGGATGGCGTAGGTTTGAAGCGGGTAATTAAATCGTTTCCTTTCTTGTCAGAAGAACGTCAATATGATTTGAATGAGATTTATAATTACGCAGAAAATAACAAGGGTAAGTATAAAATATATCAGACCGTGTTAGATAACAAGTTACTACTTGAACGTAATCACACGTTGATGCAGTTAAAAGATACGCAAGTACAGTCATTTACACAGTTACGTATAGAAGAAATAATAAAAACTCCTGTACGTAGAATTGATAAAATGAGTTTTACTAAATTGATTACAGAAGACAAAATGTGGAATAATATCCCCAATTATCACATTTGGTTACAAGAATGTTTTGGCAAATTAAATAGTTTTGTAGAATAAAAACGTCGGTTAATAAAAGTTGAAAACCACAAAATTCAGTGGTATAGTAGAGTTATCTTATGGAAAACAAAAAAGCAATTGATTCATTAACAAAATACGGCCGTGACTTCCAAATCAAGTGTATTTCGTGTTTAATATCTGATCGTTCATTTATTGAACGTATTAATGATATTATCGAAGTAGACTTCTTTGAAAGTGATGCAAATAAATGGGTCGTAAAAGAAAGTATAAAGTATTTTAACGAATATAAAGATCTACCAACTTTAACTGTATTCAAGATTAAAGTTGATGAAGTAAACGATGAACTACTTAAAAGAAGCATCGTGGATAATCTCAAATTGGTTTATCAAAAAGTAAGTGATAACGATTTGAAGTTTGTTAAGGAACAGTTCTTGGAATTCTGTAAAAATCAGAAACTAAAGAATGCTATTATTGAAAGTGCTGATTTATTAGCACTTGGTCAATATGATAAAATTAAGAATGTAGTTGATCACGCGATGAAAGCTGGTATGGAACGTAATATCGGTCACGATTATACTGAAGATGTAGAAAAACGAATGAGTGTAATGAGTCGTAATTGCGTTAAAACCAATTGGACCGAAATTGATACCATTATGGACGGCGGATTGGCAGCGGGTGAATTGGGTATTATTACAGCTTGTGCTGGTAGTGGCAAAAGTTGGGTACTATCTAAACTAGGCGTTGAAGCGATGAAACAAGGTAAAAATGTAGTTCATTTTACTCTTGAATTGAATGAAAATTATGTTGGACTACGTTATGATGCTTGTTTTACAGGAATTGATTTCCAGAACATTCGTAATAACGTAGACATCGTAAAGAAGAAGATTGCAGAGGTGCCTGGAAAATTGAAGATTAAATACTTCCCAATTAAAACAGTAAGTGCTTATAGCCTTAAAGCTCATTGTGAACGATTGGCTATACTAGGTACTAAAGTTGATCTGATTATTGTAGATTACGCAGATATTCTACGTCCATCGCAAAGTGAACGTAATAGTAACAGTTATAGTGAAGCTGGTGGTATTTATGAAGAACTACGAGGTGTAGCTGGTGAGTTACAAGTTCCTATTTGGAGTGCTTCACAGAGTAATCGGGCTGCTATGGATGAAGACATTATTCAGGCTAACAATATCGCAGATAGTTATAGAAAGATTATGACCGCTGACTTTGTTCTTAGTTTAAGTCGTAAAGTTAACGATAAACAAGCAAATACTGCACGATTCCACGTAATTAAGAATCGTTTCGGCCCGGATGGTTTGACCTTTCCAAGTAAGATGAACGCTAGTTGTGGTGATATTGAAATTTATGGTGAAAATAGCCGTGAGGGTATGAGTATCTTGAATGAAATGATGGATGGTGAAAATCAAGTCAAAAAGGTTCTAAAATCAAAATGGAATGTTCATAACAATGACGAAGAATAACTCATAGTATGGAGCAGACGAAAAACACATAAAAAAATAATAAAAAAGTTATAGACTAAACGCAAAATGAACTATCTAAACAATAGTTATTTTTTACCCGTATGAATAAAGAAATTT